CTACGGAAGTAAGATGGTACAGAGCACAACAACAGGCAACGGTGGTGTTGGCGCCAACACACAAGCTAAGTTGCTGATCGGCAACAACTACGGCAGATATAAGCTTCTAGGCGACGGTATTGCATTCGGTGGTAGTGGATACGCAATCGGTGACCTGATCACTGTTGACGGTTCTCTACTTGGTGGTGCATCCACAACCAACGACCTAACACTCAAGGTAACAGCAAACTGCATGGCAAGTTTCAATGCAGCAAGTGGTTGCGGTCTTAACGCACAGATGTTCCAAGAAATTGCAACCGCTAGTGCAACAACAGCAACATTCGCTGTGTTCCAGGGTGGTATTAACATCGCAACATTCGGTGCTCCTACACTAGTTGTTAGCGCTGTTGCAAGTGGTGCAATCGTAAGTGGCGTAACAGGCACATACATTCAGAACAGTGATGGTCTAACTAGTCCAACTGGCGTGAACCCAATGACCGCACTAACACAAGTCATTGCACAGAATGCTCCTGCTGCAATTGCCATCACTGCTGTCATTGACAACACAACCAGCTTCACTGTAAGCAGTGCAGCACCATGGGTCAGTGGTATGCAGGTAACAATCGCTAGCGTAACACCAGCAGGTTACAATGGCACCTGGACAATCGCAAGTACAGACGGTAGCACACAGTTCACTGTTACTACTGCAACAGGCGGCGTAGGCGCTGGTACTGCATTCGGTACAGCACTTGGTCTAGGCACTGGCGGTGTAGGCTTCTATCAGACTACAGTTGCAGGCGCAGTTCTAACAACATCACAGGCAGTTACACAGTATCGTGCTGTATTGACTGTGACTGCAACTGCTAACGCAACAAGTGGCGGTGCTGGTAGTGGCATCGCTCTAACCCAGCAGTTGACACAACTCAGCGGTACTGGCATCAGTGCTCTACCAACAACAGTTGCTGTGCTTGGAACAGGTACTGGTGCTCTAGGCACATACTACTTGAGTCTACCACAGTCATTTGGTAGTTGCTACATTGGTCTAGACGATGGAGTTACCACTGGTACTGCCAAGTACATGTACGTTGGTGGTGCACCATCATATGGCACTATCAACGTCGCTGGCACTGCTACTCTGTATGATAGCAACGGCGCAACACCTGCAACTGGTAACGGTACTGGTGCAGCAGTGTCTACCGCTGGTGGTCTAACATTCGTTGCTGGAACATTCGGCGGATCAGGTATCTACGGTGTTACACTTGCTGCAGCAGCAGTCAGTGCAACAGCTGCTACGGACTACACACAGCCAAGTCAGACACTAACATCATTCGCTATGAACAGTGGAGTGATCGAAGTTGGTCAGACTCTAAGTGGCGTTGTAACAGTACCAGCACCAGCAGGCTACGGTGTCTATCCAGCGATGGCAGGCGCAGCAGTAGTGGTCAAGAACATGTTCGTTTGCAACATCTCTGGCACAACCTTGACAATCACAGGTCTAGTTGCTGGTTACAGTAGTGGTCAACTAGCAGTTGGTCAGACAATCAGCGGCATTGGTATCACAACTGGTACCACAATCGTTGCTATGAATGACGGCTGGAGTAGCACGTACAGTGGTACAGGCGGCATCGCTCTAGGCGCTACCTACAAGGTCAGTACATCACAGACAGTAACTGGTGCAACAGCAACAGCAACTGGCAGTGGTACTGGCGGTGCAGGTACATACACCATCGACAACGGTCAGTGGAACCTTCCCGGTACAACCATCCTAAGTAACGACGGTGCTGCTGGTGCTGTCACTGTGTACAGTGGAACTGCTGTGATCAACACATACAAGACACAGCTAAGTAACTGGCAAGCAATCACATACACAGCAAGCAGTAGTGCTCCAGTTGCTAACCCAACAAGTGGCACCTACTGGTATCACTACGCTGTGAATGAAGTTGACATCATGGTTCAGAAGAACGGTGCTTGGATCGGCTACAGAAACACAGGCTATGACGATGTAGGTCATCCAAGTACAACCGCTGCTAATGCAACCGACAGTGCTGGTCCTATCGTTGCGGCAAGTACACCAACCACCCAGAGCGACGGCGTTACAGCACTAGCATACGGTGATCTATGGCTAGACAGCAGTGATCTAGAGAACTATCCAAAACTGTATCGTTGGCAACTAGTCAACGGCACAGGCGCATGGGTAGCGATTGACAATACTGATCAAACAACCAGTAAGGGCATTCTATTCGCTGACGCACGTTGGGCACAAAACGGCACAATTGATCCAGTGAATGACTCAATCCCATCAATTGTCACACTACTAACCAGTAATCACCTTGATCTAGACGCACCAAGTCCATCACTGTACCCACAAGGCACACTGTTGTTCAACACCCGTCGCAGTGGCTACACAGTCAAGCAGTTCAAGACAAACTACTTCACAAGTACCGCCTATCCAAATGCTGGCACATATGACAGTACAAACGCAACTAGCAATGCTAATCTGCCACTGTACAGTTACACATGGGTTACAGCAAGTGGTAACAAGGCCAACGGTAGTCCATACATGGGTCGCAAGGCACAACGTGCAATGGTCGTCAAGGCTCTGAACAGTGCAGTGTCTACCAACACAACAATCCGTGATGAAGACAATGCATTCAACCTGATCGCTGCTCCTGGATATCCAGAACTACAGCCAACAATGGTAACACTCAACAATGATCGTGGCAACACAGCATTCATCGTTGGTGACACACCACTACGTCTGAAGGATGATGCAACAACCATCACCAATTGGGCAACCAACACTGCTGGTGCAACAACCACAGGTGAAGATGGTCTAGTTACACGTGACACTTATCTAGGTGTGTTCTATCCAAGTGGAATCACAACCGACCTAAGTGGCAACAACGTAGTAGTACCAGCAAGTCACGCAATGGTTCGTACCTTCCTACGCAACGACAGCATTGGTTATCCATGGTTCGCTGCAGCAGGTACTCGTCGTGGTACTATCGACAATCTAACCAACATCGGTTACATTGACGCAACTACTGCTGAGTTCCAGACAATCAAGACACGTGTTGGCATCCGTGACACACTGTATACCAATCAACTGAACCCACTAGCATTCTTCACAGGTGTTGGTCTACTAAGTTACGGTAACAAGAGTAGTTACAACAGTAGTAGTGCTCTAGATCGTATCAACGTTGTGCGTCTAGTTGCATACATCCGTCGTCAACTAACTCTAGCAACCCGTCCGTTCATCTTCGAGCCAAATGATACTCTAACTCGTCAGCAAGTTCTGGCAGTGGTACAGTCATTGTTCGCTGATTTGGTTGCCAAGCGTGGTGTCTATGACTACCTAGTGGTTTGCGATACAAGTAACAACACTGCTGCTCGTATCGATAGAAATGAGTTGTGGATTGATGTGGCGATTGAACCAGTCAAGGCTGTTGAGTTCATCTACATCCCAGTTCGTATTCTAAACACTGGAGAACTAGGCAACAAGTAAAGAGAGATAGCGCCCAGTAGAGATACTGGGCGCACTGTGATAAATACTACATCTAGGAGAAACATTTGTGAATCAAGAGGATACAACGCTGAAATATTATGTGTACGCATATCTACGCAACGACGGAACTCCATATTATATTGGAAAAGGTTCAGGTGATAGAGCATACACAAAAAGAAAAGGCGAAGTCAATCTTCCTGTTGATAATTCTAGAATCATCATAGTAGAACAAGGTTTATCTAACATTGGTGCTCTATCTATAGAACGTCAAATGATTAGATGGTATGGAAGAAAAGATAATAACACAGGCATTCTGAGAAATAAGACAGACGGCGGAGATGGTGCGCCAGGCGTAAAAAGAACCGCAAAACAGTTGGAACGACAGAAGGGTAAAAAACAATCTGTTGATCACGTTGAAAAGAGAGTCAGTCAATTGAGAGGAATCACACTCACAAACGAACATAGAACAAAAATTAGTCACTCTAGAACAGGACATGTTCGTTCAGAAGAATCAGTTGTGAAACAGATAAATTCCATAACGGCTAGAAAACGACCAGAACATTCAGCAAAGTTACTTGGTCGTGGTAGACCAACCATCGAGTGCCCACACTGTGGGAAAGTTGGCGGTATAAATAATATGTCAAGGTGGCATTTTGATAACTGCAAACAAAAAAATTTAACAGCCGTAATGGCACAAGGAGATTAATTATGGCAACCGCAAGTCAGAGCTTATTCAATATGACCGTAGCCACGGACAATGCAAGTGGCAATCAAGGTCTGTTGATGCCCAAGCTACAATATCGCTTCCGTGTGAACTTTATTAACTTCGGAACTGGTAATGGATTGGATCTAACCAAACAAGTTATCGACGTATCACGTCCATCAGTGCAGTTCCAAGAAATTACACTGCCTGTGTATAACAGTACTATCTACTTGAGTGGTAAACATCAATGGCAGGCTCTCACACTTAATGTGCGTGACGATGCTGTTGGTACAGTTGCTAAGGCAATTGGTGCACAAGTTCAGAAGCAATTTGACTTCGTTGAGCAAGCAAGTGCTGCTACTGGCCAAGACTACAAGTTCCAAATGAACATTGAAATTCTTGACGGCGGTAACGGAACACACACTCCAGTCTCACTAGAGACATGGGAACTATACGGTTGCTTTATCGCAAGCGCCAACTACAACAACTTGAACTATGGCACAAACGATGTGGTCACCATTCAGTTGAGTATCCGCTTTGATAACGCTATCCAGGCACCACTACAGTCTGGTATCGGTTACAACACTGGTCGTGCACTCAGCGGTGGTTCCACAACTGGTATCGGTGCTGCGGGCAACGCATAATCGATGGCCGGTTTCTTTCAGAATCTCTTAAAAGACGCCACTACAGGAATCGGAAACGGTTTCTTTGGCGTCGATTATCTAAGAGATTACGACCATGCAAGCAAGATATTTCGGAGCAACTCTTATGCGTTGGCTCCGAAATTCAAGTTTTTATTTCACGTTTACTTTGAGATTAATGAAGGTAATTATGCGCAGCCATTTCCGGAAGGCTACAATCTCGGTCTACTAGTCAAATCAGTTAAACTACCAAACTATACAATACAACAAGCAGAATACAATCAGTATAACCGTAAGCGCCTTGTACAGACAAAGATTAAATACGATAACATAGACATTACATGGCATGATGATCATAGCAATCTCATGCGTAAATTATGGTTCAACTACTATACTTATTACTACAGTGATGCATTGAATAAAACAGGTGTATCTAATTATCCAACCAGTGTTCGCGCATCAAAACAAAATAATATTAATTTTACAGACAGAACGCAATACAAAGAGTTCAATACGAATACAGGCATAGGAGATTGGGGATTTTCAGGCGAGACTGTTCCTGGCACATTTACTGGTGGCACTGGCCCGACCAGTGGAGTCAAATGGCCGTTTTTCAAAAATATTCATATTTTTAGTTTCAGTCAGCATAAGGTAACACAATACACTCTAGTGAATCCAATGATTGCAAGTTTCGGTCACGACACGCATGCGTATAGTGAAGGAAATGGAACGATGGAAAATCGTATGAGTATTGCGTATGAGTTTGTCAAGTACAGCGAGGGTGAAATAGATGGTAGAGAACCATCTGCATACACGTACAACTTTGCAGGAAAGAATTATGACCATCGAGTAAGTCCAGTAATGCAACCTGGCGCCAATGGCAATATACTTGGACAAGGCGGTCTAGTAGATGCAGTTGGTGGATTTTCAAATGATCTCGCGAGTGGAAATATTCTTGGTGCCATCCGTACAGCGGGAGTCGCGTACAACACATTCAAAAACGGTGGCCTCAAAAAGGCAGTTCAGAGCGAAATCAAATCACAAGTCAGCAATATTTTAACTACGACGGCTTCAAATATTCCACGAAATCTTGGTTTTAGTTTTAATAGTTACGGTCAAACTGGAACATCTAAAGGAACTGCTGGAGCGCCTAATAGTGGAACATCACAACCACCTCCAATAAATAGTCCTGGCGGATACTAAAATGGCATCAATTCTTCAAGATACAAGCACTAGAGATCGTACAATCAGAATATACGACGGATTCTATAACTTTTCACTGGACATCAATCCAGGTGAGTATGATGTAGTTCTTGGATACATGAAGAGTGTATGTCAGACAACGGAGATTGCAAAACAGTTTACTGCAATGTTGTTCAAGATAGCGCAAGAGATAGGTGAAAGTCCTATGGCGTTACTTGAAGGTCTACAAGGCAAGAACGGTGTTGAAATGAATCAAGTAATTGCATACTATTTCAATAGTTTCAAGAGCAAAACCAGCCTATACGGATATAGTGTCACTCCAACACCAAATCAAAGTGTACAGCGCAACATAGTGGTGTAATCATGCCTACCTATGCTAGTGGTAAATTTACACCAAAGAATCCACAAAAGTATGTAGGCAAACATCAGCCACACTATCGTAGTGGATGGGAACTCGCCTTCATGAATTTTTGCGATTCAAATGACGGTATCATATACTGGGCAAGTGAAGCAATGAGCATACCATACATGAATCCCATCACACGCAAACGCAGCAACTATATACCAGACTTTTTTGTGGTATATCAGACCAAGCAAGGTCAGCGAATCGCAGAAGTTGTCGAAATCAAACCAAAGAAGCAGAGTTTGATTGAAAGTCGTGTTGCTAGCGCCCGTGACCAGGCTGTTGTCGCAGTCAATCATGCTAAGTGGGGCGCAGCATCAGCATACTGTAAGCAGCAAGGCTTCGGCTTCCGTGTAGTAACCGAAGATGACATTTTCTATAGTGGACGCAAAAAATAATAAATAAGCGATAAACTATAGGATACACAGTGACGAAGAAACTTGCCGAATTATTCAATCTACCAGAACAACCAGACAAAGAAGAACAGTTTGTTCATCCAGAGAACGCACAAGAGATTACCACTGACGCTCTGACAAATTTAGAGAAGATTGAGAATGCTCTACCTCAAGTTCGTGGATTAGAGGCAGCAGATGTTGAGATGGATGAGTTGGCATCTATGGCGATAAGTAGTTACAAAGATTTACAAGACCTTGGAATGCAAGTTGACAGTAGATTCAGCAGCGAGATATTTGCGGTCGCCGGAACTATGTTAGGTCATGCTATCACAGCAAAGACGGCTAAGTTGAACAAAAAAATCAAAATGATCGAGCTTCAACTTAAGAAAGCAGCACTTGATCAGAAGGCAACTGAAAAAGAAAAAGAGATTGATGCTATACCGTTAGGTGAAGGCAAAGCATTTGATCGTAATGAGCTGCTCAAGATGCTCTCCGACAGAAGATCGAATTCATCAAGCAAATGATAAATACAAAATAGACAGGAATTCTAACATGCGTAGTTTCAAACAATATCTCATGGAGAGCGCTAGAACATACAACTACACGATTAAAATCGCTGGTGAGTTGCCAAAAGATTTTTTGCAGTTGTTCAATGTCAATCTCAGTAAGTTTTCGCCGATAGAAATTGGTGATCCAGTAACAACACCTATTCAAAAGGATCCGTACGGATTTCCAAACATGAAGAACGTTCCTGTTACCATTATCAAGGTCAAGTTCAGATATCCAGCAACTGAGCCAATGGTTCAACAAGTAGTTCAGCTGTTAGGCTTCAATATGGACATCAACTGTGTTCGCATGGTTCAAACAGACTACAATGATAGTATCAATGCTGAACACGATCAGTATGAAAATCAAGCAGAACATAGCCCCGTACTTACAGCAAGTACAGATAAAGATGCAACAAAAGCGTCTGAAGAAGCAAACAAGGCATACGGTAATCAATACTTGGATAGTATCAAGAAGCAAAGTGAGAGCACTAGACCAGAAGTTCACTTCGCAGGAACTCCGACCAAGATTGCTAGCGATGCGTTTACTCGTCAGCAGTTAGACAAGCGCAGTACAACTAGTCCTATGACTAATGTATCTCGCCCCGGTCGCCCAAAAACAGGCTCATCACGCTAAATATATAAAAGGATACAATCATGGAGATGCACGATCTACTAAAGAAAATCAGTGACTTA